ATTCGCGAGATCAAAGACGAGGTGAAGGAAATTTCCCTCCGTACCCTTATCGCTGTGTCTAAAATCCGTGCTTCTAACAAAGACTGGAAAGACCTCGCTACTTACATGTTGACTGCTTAATTGAAAGGAATTTTATGATAAGCAAATTTGTTGAAGCACCTATGACCTATAAAGATGCCGTGGAAGCTACCGAGATGTATGACAAATCCCATGGGTCATTCTTTGATCGTGGCTCTGCCGACAGCTGGTATTCCCGTCCTCGCGATCCGCATCGTGGTGGTGTAGGTGGCGACTCAGGTCCAAGAATCGAAGCTACAAATCCACAGGACATTGAAGCATACCACGCTGGTTACAACTTCAATGAACTTTGGGGTGGTAAAAAGTCATGGGATTGATGGGATTTTTACTGGTCTTTTGGTTACTGGCAATCGCACTGATCGTTGCCTTTACAATGGGAGCAAGCGAATGACAGGTTATTCAAGCAAGAAGGCAATGTCCAAGGCAGCAGAAATGATGTCAGACAAGGGATATGAGGAATCGACACTGGAGAAGCAAGCTGAATTCGCAGCCAAGCGTAACAGCTCCATGGTGGAAATCGACCTACATAAAATTCTCCTACAGGCAATACAAGATTTGACATTTAAAGTCGAGTATTTGCGAGAAAGGGTTGAATCACTGGAAGCAATGATCAGAAATGACAGAAAATAATGTTAAGACCAACTCCACCAAAAATCCCTGATCGAAGCACAAGTCCAATGACTCTGAAAGACTGGGCACCAATAATCCTAATTGTACTGATAATTCTCTACTGTTTTCTAAGGGGATAAGGCATGAATGAAGATCTGAGAAACCTAATGATTCAGGCTGGATATGCTGCACCTGAGATAGCAGAAAGAGCAAAGAAACTGTCCAGCATGATAATCTTTGAGTGTATAAAGATCGCTGTTTTCGCTGGTGATAACGAAGTTGCTCGAAAGATCAGAGAGAAATTCCAAGGAGAAGAAAATGGATAAGACTGAAAAGTGGGTAGGAATCTGCTTTATGTTAATATTGTTTGGTATGGGGCTTATGGCTTGGAAGGCACAGGATATGCGACAGATCTGCCGTATTGAAATGGTAAAGGCAGGGAAATCCGCTGAGGATGTAGCGAAGATTTGTCCATGATTACCTATAATAGTGAATCAACGATTGTAAAAACCAAGGCACCAAGGGTAGAATTTACACATAATGTACCCACATGGTTCATTGATAAGTTTCTAAACTACATGGCAAAGAACTATATCAAGGTAAAGGATTATCAGGGAAATGAACTGAAAGTCTACTATGATTACGGAGATATGCGATGAAGTGGAAAACAGTTAAGAAAGAACCAAGGGAAGGTGATATACGAAGGAAGCGTAAATTCGCTCTCTTTCCAGTGAGAACTAGCCATGAATTCACTGTATGGATGGAAACCTATGAGTCGGTCCAGGAATATCGCCTAAGAGCAAGACCAAATCACCATATCGGTACAGTGATGCGATATGACTGGGATGAGATCGAGACTATTCCGTTGTTTGTGATGGACTGATTGGTAGTGATCGCACTCGGTGGAAAATGGGGGTATGTGTTGACCTTAACAGACTTGTCTCGACACATACAGAAAAACTTGGCAAAAATTCGGCTCCAGGCAGACACCAAAAATGAATTAAAGTCAAGCGAAAACAAAGTAAATTTCTCCCTAAAAACATAGTAAATTTCCCTTTACTTTAATTCGGGTTTCGGGGTATAATAACTATTATACCCAGTTGATACAGAAAGGCACTAAAATGACTACCTATGCAGAACGAATTACCGATATCCTTGAAGTCGTGGACAAGTACCAAGACGAAATTGGCCAAGACTCCTATGCTCAATTGGCTCTGGAAGACCTGGACTATTTGGCTGGCGAATTGCAGATCGGCTTCGACGAGTTAGTTGGCATCCTCAGGGAGTCGTTCTAATGTCAGTAAAGCAGTTCCGTCGCGATATCCGTAAGGCAAAGGTCGTCTATGCGTCAACCCTTATTTGTCCCGAGGATAATACCTATATCCAAGTGGTGAAGGCAGATGTCCTATTGCAAGTGTCCACATGGCCTGAGGATACACCATTGAATTACCGAGTCGAAGCAGATGGCTCACTATACATCAATTGAGGATACATATGAGTGATATGGCAGTGTTCCGTGAGACAACCAGCAATTGGACTGTTCCACAAAAGAATCATACCTACATTCTGAGTCCAAATAAGGAATGGATGTATGGATATGTTCCCTATGGTAAGAGTGGTAAAGATGCCGTAATGTTAAAGAACAGAATACGCTTTGATACACGATATCGTACATTTACAAAGCTGAAGGGATAGTATAACTGATATCTGAATTAATGTCAAGTATTGGTATGTGAGGGCTGTAATTTTGACTTTAGGTCTCGGGTCCCCTTTAGGGTAGTTGGGCGATGACAAGTTAAAAGGAAACTTTATTGTTCACATCTACCTTGCAACTCCATACCTCAGACGATTCCGATCGGACACATACAAAAAATGCGCCCTGCAAAAATTTACTGTAAACCCCGACAGGTAAACCCCTTGACATTAATACGATAATACGGTATAATTATACTATGAACATACTATTTTCCCTTCTTGTAATCCTTGCACTATGCTTTTGTATGGATGTAATACTATGGCTTTTGAAGTTTGCCCTTGGTGTATTCGTCATTTTACTCTCGGCTAGTGCGGTATTGTTCGTTGTATATTGGATTGCGGATACCTTTGGAGCGTAAAGTGAATAAACCTGTTAAAACTGAGAACGAACACCTATTCCCTACAGGGGGATTGACCATTCCATATGAGGTTGCCCATGGCATAACTCTAAACTCACTAATCGACTCTAGGGATTATCTACAGTCAGAGCTGGATCAGTGGGAAGAAAACCCAAAGGATGACGATAATCCCGATGGTTATTGGTTACATCCCGAGGATGTGGTGAATAATATGAAGTATATTAAGGCAATGAACCTGCTTATTGGCTATTTTGGAGGTGAGTAGTGATATTTTTCTACATTATAATGGCATTGCTTGGTTTTCAACTAATTTTTGGCTTAATTTTCACAATTTTTATGCGAAAATTTGGCGTCTATGGCTCAGGGAGATGGTTTTCATGAAATTTTTAGCATTTTTTATGTTTTTTGCGAGTTTGTCAGCCTGTACCACGACCAACACCACTATAATTGACGCTTCCAGCACGAAAATTGAGTATCGGAGCGACTTTCCGCTGAGGTATCCGCTTCACAATCCCGATAATCCCTATACAAGAAAATAAATTTGACTTGCAAGACCGAAATATGGTATAATATGGGTGTCGGGTGTCTACATTGAGAATAAAATAAGGAACTATGATGAATACAGAGAAAAAAGAAGGAATTACCCTCTATGTTGAAAGCGAAGAAGTTCGTGATGAAACAAAAAACCCAGATTTAGAAAAATCCAGCGAAGTGATTGAAGTCATTGAGAGTGAACCTAAGTTGTCTGCTCTAAAACAGGCTCGAGCTGCCAAGGCTGAGAAGAAGAAAGCAATTAAGGAAATGACCAAGAAGTTTGGTAATGAGAAATTTGCTAAAAAGCTGGTCAAGACTGCTGTTCGTAATATCAATACTCGTAGAAATGCTGGGCGAGGTCGATAATGCTGGATATATTTGAAAATACTTGGATATGGATTAAAGATGATTTTAGAAGTAACAACTTTCGCTTTGTTGTCGAGCTTGTCGCTTGGGCTATTAGTATTGGCTGTAGCATTACGATGGCTCTCACAGTCCCCAACCCTCCCTTACTCATTATGTATCCTATTTGGATTAGTGGCTGTTCCATGTATGCTTGGGCTAGTTATACTCGGAAATCTTTTGGCATGCTGGCTAACTACCTGCTTCTTGTAACAATTGATTTTATTGGTCTCATTCGGATGTGTCTATAATGGTTCCACTACAGTATACTTGGAATAATTTTCCAGCTCTTGGATTTATACTTTCAAATTTGACAGATGAACATGTTGCTCCAATTTGGGAAGAAATTAGAGAAATTCAAGCAGATTATGACAGCGCCAGGAAACACAATAAAAATTTGGCTGGTCACATAAAGAAAGAATTTACTTTACTTAAAAGTAAGGACTATATTGAAGAATTAGTTTCTCCACTAATGGTTGAATATGATAAGCAATATAATTACTACAAAACTATCAACATTTTAAGTAAAAAACAAAATTGGGGATTGGGTGGCGCTTGGGTTAATTTTATGGAAAAACATGAATTTAATCCAATCCATACTCATAGTGGAATTATGAGTTTTGTAATATGGCTCAAAGTTCCTTACGATATTCAGGATGAAATGAATAATTTCCCAGATGTTAATGGAAATACCGCTGGAAAATTTAATTTCCACTACACTAATAGTTTAGGAATGGTTGACACTTATCCATTGCCTGTTGATAAGACATGGGAAAATCGTCTTGCGCTGTTTCCTGCAAGAATGTTACACTCAGTCAATCCGTTTTTCACAAGCGACGAATATCGGATCTCTGTGTCTGGAAATTTTGAAATACAAGTTTGACATTAATTCAAAAATCGAGTATAATTTAACTATAATTAAGAACTACGGAAAATAATATGAAAATTGCCCTCGCATCAGATCTACACTTGGAGTTTGGACCAATTGTGTTGGAAAACACACAAGGTGCCGAAGTTCTAATTCTATCAGGCGATATCTGTGTTGCTCGCGACCTGGATTCTCCCGATCAAGACTACCTATCTCACAAAAAGGAAAGAATCACTGACTTCTTCTGGGATGTCTGTAATAAATTTCCTCATGTTGTTTATGTCATGGGTAATCATGAGCACTATCATGGTGAATTTAATGAAACTGTTAAAATTCTCAAGCGTGAGTTGAAATTCCCCAATTTGCAGATCCTTAACAATGAAGTTTGGGATTATCATGGTGAATATCGTTTTGTCGGTGGAACACTTTGGACTGACATGAACAATGAAGACGATGTTACACTGCAACATATTCGTGGAATGATGAACGACTTCCGTTGTGTCTACAATGAAAAAAATCAGGTGACCTACAAGAAGTTCGTACCACTCTATGATGAGAATGGTGTTCATAAACTTAGTGAAGATGGTAAACCAGCTTTTCAGGCAGAGTTTTCCACTAGAACTGGTGCTTTTACTCCACAGGATGCTGTTGTCGAACATAAGAAAATGCTTCGTTTGATTGAAAAGTCATACGATCCGCAAATGAAAATGATTGTGGTTGGTCATCATGCTCCAAGTAAAGCATCGACTCACCCTCGCTATGCTGATGAAACATTAATGAATGGTGGATATAGTTCGGATCTAAACCAGTTTATGATGGATCATCCAATGATTAAATTGTGGACTCATGGTCATACTCATGAAGATTTTGACTACATGATTGGGACAACTCGTGTTTCCTGCAATCCTCGTGGTTATATTAACTACGAAGACAGAGCCGATCGTTTTGAATTGAAGTATATCGAGGTGTAATATGAGTTATCGTCCAGATAGATGGGTCGTTGTTAAAATTGGCGATAAAAATCTGTATAAGGTTTTTGCCTGTTGGTATGGCGGATATGCTGGTTCAGATTCTTGGCAAATGAACAGTGGTATTACCAAAGCTACTCTTGAGGGAAATGTATATTCCTTCAAGGGTGCTTCTGGTTCTGTTTATGAGTGTCACAAGGATATCTACGGAACTAACATGTATGGTGGTAGCGTTCTTGGTGAAATGATTAACAAAGCTACAGAAAATGGTGTAGTTATGGAAATTATGCCTGAAGATACAAATTGGTTGGAGTTGATTTATGAGTAAAACATGGACACTTGAAGTTCAAGAGAAAGACGGAGAATTCTTTATTGAATTTAATGATGAAATTCTTGAGGGAACTGGCTGGAAAGTCGGTGATGATTTAATTTGGACTGACAACAAAGATGGGAGTTGGACTTTGACAAAATCAGATAAAGTATGGGTAAAGGTTGATTGTATTGCTCAGCATCGTGTATCCTACATGGTTCAAGCACCTATAACTCACCCTGAGTATGCTCTTGATACTGTTACAATGGAAGAATCGAAAGAATTTTCACAGGAATTTCTTGGAGAAACTATTTTCTCACATAGAGTTGTTTCAACTGATGAAGCATTGGCTCTTTGTGATAAAGAAAACGAATATCTAAAGAGTTGGTCGGACGAAATGAAAATTGAAAAATTATTTACCAAAGAAGGAGAGAAGCGTGAGCTCTAAAATTACATTTTCCTGCAATCACTATGCGAGTTTCTATAAAGATGCTCCGCTTACAAAAACCTACAACATGACTGTTAGTGGCGAATCTCTAATGGAAGTTATTGAAGACTTCGAGATGTTCCTCAAAGGTTGTGGATTTGTGTTTGATGGATACCTTGATATTGTTCCGCATGAAGAAGATACTGCACAAGAAGATATTCCTGAACAGTTTCCAACTGGCAAAGTAACTATTAACACTGGTGTTGGTGGTGCTGGTACAGGTTTTAACTGGACTACTACTGTGCCTAATGGTGGTTCTTCCACTACAGTAAATATTAATGGTGGTAATGTTACAATGTTTGAAGAATTTGATAATTTTGCAAATGCCCATAGTAAACATTATTTTGAAACTGATCGGAACAAATAATGAGTATGAATCTTGATGTTTTAATGTTTCTTAATGCTTGTGATCAAAAACCAAGCCAAGAAAATGTAGCACTTTATGGAACTTTGATTACTGAGGAGTACAAAGAGTTCATTGAAGCGTGTAACAACAATGACGAAGTAGAAGCACTAGATGCTTGTATGGATATGATTTGGGTTATCCTTGGTTTCTGTGCCATGAAAGGATATGATGTTTCTGGCGCATGGAACGAAGTTGTAAAAACTAATATGGCGAAAGTTGATCCAGTTACTGGAAAAGTTCGCCGAAGAGAAGATGGAAAGATTTTGAAACCTGAGGGATGGCAACCTCCAGATATGACAAAATATGTGAAAACAAAATGATTACACTATACCTAGACATGGATGGCGTCCTTGCTGATTTCAACAAGGAATATCTACAATACGATCCGTTAATAGAAGATCGAAAAAAGTTTCGTTCAGCTGTGATGGAACACAAGATTTTTGAGAGATTGGACTTTATGTCTGATACTCAAGAATTGTTGAACCATGTCTCAAAACTCCAAGGAATTCAGATTGAAATTCTAACTTCAATGGGGACTCATCGCACCGATCAAGGCGAGGAAGCCAAAAGGCAAAAGATTAAATGGTTAAATGAGAAAAACATTCCGTACAAACCAAACTTTTCCAGAAGTAAAGAAGAAAAAGCGAATTGGGCAACACCAACTTCAATTTTGATTGATGATTCCGCTGGTTGTATTGGTCCATTTATTGAAGCAGGTGGTCATGGAATTCTTCATACGAACTCTTCTGAGACAATCCGTTTACTAGATGCAACTTTATCTACATTAAAATGTTTCCTCCATCAGTAAGAGCAGAAGCAGTTGTTAGAGACGATCTGTTGTTAAATGCAACAGATCTCAATGCATATGAAGATTCTCTAAAAAGACAACTCGTCGCCCAACTTGCAGACTCCCTTATAGATAAAGTTGAGTTTCGTGAGTATAGAGATCCTAGGTATCACCAAAAGGTAATTCGGGCTGAGTTAATTGCAATGTCTTGGCAAGAATTCCAAGCAAATTATGGTAACATTACTCAGCGTCGTGGTATTCAAGATGGAACTATGGCTATTATGCAAAACGGAAATTGGAAGGTTATAAGTAACAATTCTCCAACAAAACCAGTGGTTGACAAAAAACCAGTAGTAGAGTATAATAAAAAGTCTGCTGTTGATTACTTAACTGAAAGAATGAGAAACTCGTGAATATATTTTACCTTGATAATGATCCACAAAAGTGTGCAGAAATGCATGTCGATAAACATTGCGTAAAGATGATACTAGAATATGCTCAACTACTTTCTACAGCCCATCGAGTTCTTGACGGCGATCTCACTGTTGGTTTATCTCAGTCTGGTCGCAAACGGAAGCAATACATTCTCCCTGATTCCCGTGATCAAATTATGTATTCCGCTACTCATATTAATCACCCTTCTGCACTTTGGGTAAGACA